CTAGTTTAAATATGCTTTGCCGCCAAACGCAGCAACAAAGCTGACAGTCAGGCTATTATTATCTATGTACGAGATATCGCCAATGACTAGCGTTCCTGCGCTATCAACAATTTCTACTGATGGAAAACACGCCAAGTTGTGCGTAATTGTCCACGTCGCTGAGGCGGAGTTCTGCGTGAAGACGTAAGTTGAGTGGGAAGCGCCGCTGCCTTGCGCCCCTTGCGGCCCGGTTGCGCCCGTTGCTCCGGTAGATCCAGTTGGCCCCTGCACGCCTTGCGGGCCTTGCGGGCCGGTTGAGCCAGTAGCGCCAGTGGCGCCCGTCGATCCGGTTGAGCCAGTTGGTCCAGTTGCCCCGGTGGGACCCTGCGGACCAGTGGGCCCCTGGAGGCCCTGCACTGTGCCGCCGCTGGCGCTGGTAATACTTAGTGTTGGCGCACTTACCGATACGGAAACAGGGCTGGTTGTTGCAGTAACGCTATTACTTTGCTGCGTAACGTTAATGGTTCGTGTTTGTTCGGAAACCTCAACTGTCATCTGGTTACTTCTCCAGCCACTGTAAACAGGCCAGAGATGAGCTTCACCATGGCGCCGCCAACAGGGTTTACTTCAAGGTCGTAGACATACGTCCCTGGGGCGATAAGGCTCAGGGCTTCGTCTGATACGTAAACGGTTATTGCGCCATTGGTGGTTCCAAGGGCGATGCCGGTTGTGGTTCCGTTCGTGCTGGAAAGACGCAAGAATGCCTCTTGTGCGCCTTGTCTTCTTCGAACGTGCATAGCCGCAGTGGCCCCCGTAAGATTGACAAGGCTGCCAGCCGCGTCACGGTATTCAAGGCTGATGGTCAGGTAGCTGCCTTGTTCCGCTGTAATATCGTAAGTCGTGGCCATAGGAATCCCCCTTGCCCGCATTTTATGGTGCGGACAGGCAAATGACCAGAACGGTAGTTTCTACGATTGGTATGTTATCATTGTTACATGGCAAGACCAGGCCGCATGCCGGCAGAACAACTAGCAGCACTCAGGGAGCGCATTAAAATGTTGATGCTCCAGGGTGTTTCCCTGTCCGAAATTGCAGGAATTGTTAGCCTTAGCGAAGAAACAGTGCGAAAGCACAGCTACGTCATCAAGAAATCATGGGTTGACCCAAACCCAGACCCCGCTACAAACAAGGGTGAGCTCATTGAGCGGGCCAACCTTGTGTCTAAGATGGCTGCTGCGGCGGCTGCCCGCGCCAAGGGCACCAGCAATGAGGCCCAATTCTTAAAGATTCAGCTTGAAGTAATTGATCGTATAGCCAGGCTAACTGGCGCTTACGAGCCAGACCGAACTGAGATTACGGGACGGAACGGGGCAGCAATCCAGCTGTCCGCTGTCCCCCATGAAATTGACACCCTGCCCAGGGATCAACTGGCAACACGTTTGCAGGCTTGGGCGGAGGCCATGAAAGAAGAGCCTATCGAAGGCAAGGCGACGGAAATTGAGCCTTAGTATTAGCAACAGCGAATACCGAGATTGGCTACGCAAGAAGGCCGCAACCTCAGATGCGGCATTTGCCGAGTACATGAGCGGCTTAGTATTTCCTAGGCACTTGCGAGAGATGGAAAAGTTTATGGACAACCATGACCGCGCACTAGTGCTCATGCCCCGTGGACATGCAAAGACTACTGCTTTAATCTTCCGTGCTGCGCGAATCATTGGCATGACCAAGGGAAACATTCGTATCGGCATCCTTACAGCCGTTCTTGCAGACTCCATGTCAAGATCCCGCGCTATCAAGACCCTTATAGAGAGCCCGCTCTTCGCCGAAGTGTTCCCTTGGGCAGCCGACGGCGTGGTTGGAAACAAGTGGACCGACGAAACTTGGACTATTAAGGGCGTCAACATGGGTAAAGATGCCACATGCTTTGCTGATGGCCTTGGATCTATTAAGCCAGGAGCCCGCCTTGACTTGTTGTTTGCAGACGACATGGTTGGCATGAAGGAGAACGCTACTGCTGGGCAACGACAAAAGGCCTCAGATACGTACTGGCAAGTTGTTGACCCAATGCTTGTTCCTGGTTCAAAGAAGTGGTACGTGGGTACGCGCTGGCACGAAGATGACTTCTATGCCGAGCTTATGCGCAAGGGGATTCAGGCGTATCAGCGAAGGGCGCTAGAGGAAAACCAACCTCTTTGGCCAGAAATGTACACCGTTGATACGCTCAACCAGAAGAAGGAAGAGCTCGGCACCCCAATCTTTATGCTTCAGTTCCAAAATGACGTTACCTCTATGGGTGGAAACATCTTCCGCCACGACTGGTTTCAGCGCACAGACAAACTTCCGCAAGGCGCCAGGAGAATTGGTGTTGACCTTGCTTCGTCCATTAGCGAGCGCAGCGACTATACGACTGCAGTAGAAGTCCTAGAGGACGACGACCACAATCTCTACGTGATTGGCGCCTGGAAGGAGCGGATCAACGAGGGTCACCAGGAGTGGCTGACTGGCATTACGCGGCACGGGGAGATTGGCAGCTCCAAGGGCCCCAAGATCCTTTGGCCGCAGAGAATGCTCAGCCTTCGTGGTCTTAACTACGAGGCGGAAGAGCCACGATTTATTGAGTCGCTCAACATTGAGGCCGTGCAGCACCAGAGCACGTTTGTTCGGGAGATCCTTGGCACTACCAGCCTTCCTGCTCGCGCCATTCGGCCGGACAAGGACAAGGTAAGCAGAAGCCGCGCGCTTGCCGCACGATATGAGGCGGGGAAAGTTTTCCACCTTAACGGGGCTCCAGGGATTGACAGCCTGGAGCATGAGATGCTCTCATTCCCAAACGGGGAGCACGACGACCTTGTCGATGCGCTGGTGTATGCGGCAGACCTAAGCGGTAATTCTTTCTACTTTACTGCTGGCAGAAGGTTCTTCTAGTCCCACCAGTCAGCCCACCACTCCCCGTCACTGATGTTGTACAGGTCAGTATTGAGGTAGAGCAGGTCGCTTGAAGTGGTGCGGTAGCCGCAGCAAATTGCCCCAGCAGTTGATCCGTAGAACAACACGGTCATTGCGTCATATGTTTCTAGGCCATACATAGACGCAGTTGCAGCAATAGCGCCGCTTACGAATGCCGCAGCACCAGAGGTACCAGTTTGCCTCATCTGCCCGTTAAGAGGGTGATACACGGTAAGGTTCTCCCCAGGGGCATAGAGGGAAATGCATGGACCGATGTTGCTTGCCCTGGACCGCAGGTCCAATCGGGTGGAAGAGCCGATTGTAACAACGTTAGCCGCTCGCGCTGGGCTGTATCGGCAGGCGTCTCGCCCTTCGTTTCCTGCGGCAACAACTACTGGGAAGCCAGCGTCAACCATCTCGTTTACCTTGTCGTCAAGGGACTGGGTTGCCGCCCCGCTAACCGACATGTTTACTACGGATGTTCCTGGTTCAGCATTTTGCAAAATCCAATTTAGCCCAGCAATGATGTTCTTTGGGTTTCCCTTACCCGCGCAATTCATAACGCGCACAGAAACAATCTTTGCCTTTTGCGCAAGGCCGATGTTTCGACCCGCAATAATTGAGGCAATCATGCTCCCGTGGTAGGCGCCACACGCAACCTTCCCGTCGGAAAATGCGCTGTACCCCTGCTCAACGCCACCGTTGAACATCTTGGAGTCGTATACGCCGCTGTCTACTACATAGACGGTAATGCCAGCGCCGTACTCCTTGCCGTTCCAGCTCTTGCCATCCATGATGTGAGCGCGCTGATTGACTCGGTCGTGCTCCCACCCAGCAACGGAGAACTGGTTTGGGTCAGGAGTGTTTGGAACTGCCAACAGGGCAGCCGCAAGGATAAAGCGGATCATGCCAACTGCTCGTTAATGGCTTCGGGGGTGTTGGCATCTTCGTCAACAAAGACTGGGGTTGACTCGCCCACCCAAGCGCCTTGGATGTTAAACGAAAAGTATTCCTCTGCCTCAGCAAAAAAGTCTCGGTCCCCACGGTAGACGTCGTTGTCGTCAAACTCCTTGTTGTCGCGGGCATCCGCAGCAAACTCATTAACAAGCTTTGCCAGAATCTTGTTCTTGCTGTAAACAATAAGCGGCTTATTAAATTGCCACCCTAAGCCAATGATGCAGTCCTCCCAGCCGTCAGCCAGCAAGACATCGTAAGCAGGAACACTAGACTTCTCGTTCATCTTCCCTCCTTTTTACGCGAAACAGCCGCGTACTCCGGCACACCACACAGGAGGCGTGCTTAAAATCTTGATGCAGCGTGTTGCTGCGGGTAGATTGGACTGCTTCGCTTTGCCGCTCATCCCCACAAACCGAACAAACCCAAAGGTCCTGCGGCTGGGTGTATGCGTACCCAATGGTGTCACTCTTCTTCGACAAGGCGAGCCTCGCAAGTGTTCAGCCACATTGAAACAGGAATAATCTTATCGTCTCGGGTTTGCAGCACCCCCTTGTTTACAAGCTGGCGAACAAGCTCTTCATTTTCGCTCCACCACTTAAGCCAGAACCAGCCCTCGATGGGCTTTTGCTTCTCAATGAGGCATGAGATTCGAGCGTAGGGTTCGCCCGTGTCTGCCATAACTGCATAGCAACCATCCTCGTCCTGCACAACCTTCAGCAAGGCGTCGCCAGCCTTGTCGTCTACGTACTGGAACACTCGCTCAATCGACACTTGTCTCCTCTTTCATTTTCTTCTTTGTCAGTTGTGACTTGCGAGCAACAACATGGTTGGCCCAAGCGCTTGCCGCATCAATGAGCCCAGCAGGGCTCTTGGAACCCACCATACAGGTAAATGGAATCTTGTTCAACTTGACAACTGCAATAAATCGCCAATTAGAATGCCCCTCAGAGGGCGGCAGGATCGCCCCTTCAATTTCGCACTTCTCATAATTACCAATAAGTAAAATGTCTGCAATGTTTCGACTAATCTCTTCCTCCAGTGCGGCTTCTGCCCCTGGGGTCCAGCGCTCTGGGAGCAGGCCAAGCGTCCTTGCTGTTGAACTGTACGAGGCGTTTAGCCAGCCGCGCAGCCAGTCGTGATCATAGTCCTGGTTCATCTTTGCCTTCTTCTTGACCATTCAGCACATATCCTTTCAATAGCGAAGGAGAATCTGACACATACTTTACGAACGACAGCAGTCTTTCTGTCTCGGCATAGACTTTTTCTGGATCTCCCGCCTGAATGGAACCAATGACCATCATTGTTTCGCTGTCATACACCTCAGAAGAGCACTGTCCGTCTTCTAGTGTTGTGTAAACAGCGGGAAACCAGACCACTACATCCTCTTAGCGTTGGGTGACAATCGCATATCACTGTATTCCCGAAGAGAACAATTACTCCAGTGGCAATAGCTTTCCTTGCTATCCGCCGTGCCGCCAACGCAATCTTCGCACATCTTGCGAATAGCAAGCAACATGCCAGCGGCTTGCGTCGCTCCTTGCAGCTTGTTAACAGACTTCTCAATCTTGTCTACCGTTTCAGTTAACGTGTCAATCTTGGAGATAACGCTGCTGACCTCAGCGCCGCTGTCCTCTTCTGCCTCGGCAATAATGTCAACCAACTCCGGGTGGTTATTCTTTACGTACTCAATAACAGCCACCGAGTAGTCTGCGGGGATGGCGCGCTGATTGCTTGCATAAGCCTCAACCGTGCGCGGCGAGCGCCGATGATCTGGGGCAAGGATCTCGTTCATCCGATTGGCAAGCATCTTTGCTGCGCTGCCCCGCGAGTTGTTTGGGAAAACAGATTGGGCGATTTGCGCAAGTAAATCAGACCGCATCCTTTGACTCCTTCCCTGCCATAAATTCCGTAATTGTTTCGGCAATACCCTTCCAGTTAAACTCAATAGCTAATTGTCCGTGGTGCTTGGTCTTGGCCGCTACCAGCAAATCAATCTCGCCACCAAGCTTTCTCCAGGTGTTGCAGAAAGTGTAGTCCTCTCCGTATTGAGTCTTGGTCTCGTTGTCTTGCGAGTAGCTAAAGAACTGGTGAAGCTTCCCCTGCGTTGTGTTGAAGTAGTTGTCAGGGCTTTCTGCAATCATCTTCTCGAACACTTCCCGCTTGACCATCATAGCGCCCGTGCCCACCTTTAGCACCTTTGCAAAGCCAAACTCATCCACCTTGAAGACGTCCTCTTCTGTTGAGAAGTTGCCTTCCGCAATAAGGGCTGGATACATTTCTAGGCTCGTGTTTGGGTATGCAGAAATAAATTCACCCAGGCGATTCCAAAGAACTTCCCGCTTGGAGCACGGAAGCGCACTAACCATTCGATCATGGCTCAGAAGATACAAGATGTGCCTTGGATCAACCTGGATGTCGCTGTCAATCATAAACAAGTGCGTTGCCTTTGTGTCCAGGAACTGCTTAGCAAGCTCGTTGCGCGCCAAGGGAAGAATAGAGTTTCCAGCAAGCACCTTCCACGTAAAGGAAATGCCTTCTTCAATGCAAAGCTTTTGCAATTGCATAACGGTTGCCACGCACCCAGCATGAAGTCGGCCGTCAAGTGTCGGCGTTGCGACACAAATGCCAAGGCGCTTTTGAGGCGCAGCAATACTTTGTGAGTCAAATGACCTAGGGTTTCGTACTCGCTTTGACTTCTTGCTCACTTCTTCTTTGCTCCCATCACATTCACCCTAAGGTTTGCCAGCGAAAGATTGGGTGCATCCCCTCGTGGCGCCTTCTTCTCCTGTTCAAAACGATGAAGCTCTGCCGTGAGGCCGTCTAGTGGTCGGCCCCACTTAGAGCGCTGTAGCGCAACCGCAATGAGCGCGTAGTTTGCAATATCTAGCATAGTGTCGGCAAGAGATTCGTCGCCACCATCTGGCAGCGGGTCAAGGATCACTTCTCCGTCAACAACCTTGCCATTAAGAAAGCGCTTAGCGCGCTCGATCTTGTCGTACGCAATTCGGCTAATCACCCCGTGAATCCCAAGGTGCTGGATGTTGGAGTCTCCGTATCGCTCTTGCTTTCGCACAAGAAGTGCGTATGCCTCGGAGTAAATCTCTGCGAACGTTGCCTCAAAGCTCTGCTCTGCCGAAGCTACAACCCTGCCCTTTGGTGGATTAGCCAATTTGCCTCCTTCTCCGTAACTCGCATGAGCACGGCTGCATCAATGTGCTGACCACAGATTACCAGATACGGCTCTTCGTCGTCCTGGGACCGAGGCTCCAGGGTAAGGGTAATTGGATTGTCTTGCGACCAGAGAATCCAGATCGCCCGAGCTCGTTGGCTAGGGAACAAAAGGTTTTCCATTGGCGCAGTATGGCAGATTTTGTAGAAGTCCACAAGTCTTATAAAACCGTGATAGTATGTAATTTGTCGTCCCTCCTCAATGGGCGACAGCTCGCCGACGGTATGGTCGGCTAGGGCGGGAAGGTTAACGAGGCTTTGAGGGCCTCATGAAACGGTGTTGGCGGCCGCGCGAGCCGACGGGCTGCGTCGCATCCAGGCGTTCCTCCGTTGCCTTCCCGCCGACCTATTGATAGAGGTGTATATGGCAGGTAATAAAGCTCTCGCAAAAACTAAGGGTGAAAAGAAAGCCGAAACGCTTACAAAGCGTATATGCTCAGTATGCGATCAGCCCATGCTTGCAAGCCAGATAAGGTCTAAGTATGTAATTAGCTTTGTTGGCGCAAAGAGCAGCTCGCGTCTTTTGCACCATCACGCAAAGTGCGCCTAGCCCCACAGCCCGTATTCTGACGGTGGCGGCGGTACGTATCCTGGAAGCGTTGTAATGTCATGCAGATGAGCCTTGGGCACAAAGTACAGCGCCTTATCTTCGTGGTAGTACTTCTCCTCCATGCCTTCTTTCGCAGACATCCATCCAACCACTTCAAAAATAAAGTTCCTCATATCCGCCGGCAACACAAGAACGTAGATTGACTTCTTGCTGTCCCCCTTGCGGATAGAGAGATCCTGGTAGCGACCAGGTCGGAAGCGAACCTGCACGTTCTCTCCGACATCTGCCCCCTTAAATGTGTCAATGTCTTCTCCTGTCCACGGCAAGCCGGTGGCAACGGCAGCGGCAACTTCGCCCATTGCGCCCTCAATGTGCTGCTTCCAGCCATCGCGCTCCCAGTTATACCTGTCCTTTAGCCCGTCCTTAATCGCACGCAGCTCCCTAAGGGCGCCTGCGACTACGGCACGCTCAATCTGCTTCTGGTTTAACTGGACCATAATCGAATTAGTCACTGCTTTGTAACCTCCGAATAGTTAAGCTCTACTACCGTCTCCCTGCCAAAGAACGACAGGGTGACCTTTAGTCTTTGCTTTTGATCGTCTGCGAGAAAGACCGAGCCAATCATCTCGGCAAAGGGGCCAGCCGCGATTTTAACGCTGTCACCGCTGCCAAAAATGCTGGTTGGCTTTACCACCCTCTTCTCACCTACTCCCAAAATAACGTTCATCTCTGCCTGGGTAATTGGTGACGGGTCGTTTCG